GAAAGAAGTAAAAAAAAAAAAGGAACAATGAATAAATAATAAATAATGTTTATTCTATGGTTTATGTTCGCTTGTATTATTATATGTTTACCAATAACTTTCATAAAAAAATATGTTGACACGTCTGAACTAAAATATGTTTTCATTGCTTTATCATTTTACTGTTTTTTAACATTCATTTATATAAAATTACTTAGATACAAAGATATTAGTACAGTTTATACATTATTGAATATAGTATCTATAGTTTCTATATTTTTGATAAATGTTTTTTTGTTCAAAAATAAAATAGATTTTTTTAAAATTACCGGAATTACTTTTGCTATTATTTCAATTTATTTTCTTAGTATAAAAAGTTAGTTTATGAAAAAAAATATTTTATAAAAAAAAATAAAGTGTGATGACCAATGATATTAGTGAAAAAATTAAAATTCTTAGAAATATTGCTTCTGAAAATGATGATAATAAAAATGAAAAATATTTAGAAATTGATTCAATCAAATTTCTACCTTTTCGTTTAACAACACTAAACATCTTCATAGACTTGCTTGAAAAATATAGAAACAGTTATGATAACTTTTTACTAAAAATTTTTATAGTAACTGAAAAAATCAAGTTATCTTTAAAAAAAAATAAAAATATTCATCATGAAACTTTAATAGAATTTTTAAATGATATTGAAAACTATGAATGTAATATAGTCACTATGGATTTGAAAAAAGCTCGTGATATTCTTACAAAAATAAATGATAAAATATATTTTTGTAAATATAAAATAGTTACTAATTTTTCCACAAGTTTATTATCAGATGAATTGAGAAAAAAATGATGAAAAAATATATACTGTAAAAAAATGATTTTTTTTATATTTTTTCTGTAAAATATACAGTTTCTCTATCAATGAACAACATTTATAAATATTATGCGTCGTTTTCAACTTCACGTACTTATTCTTCGGAAAAGGTGCATATTTCAGGAATTTTACAAGCTTCATCGTGTGAAGAAGCGCTCGAAAAAGCTAAATTAGCTGTTAGTTCAAGATTCGATGAAATTTATGAATCACTAGAAAGTATTAGTGCTGAAATACTTTATTCAAGTGTTGACTATGACTACAGAAGTTGTACTCTTGGTGATAAAGAAACAAAAGATGAAGTAAAGAATAAAATCTTGGATAAAATTGAAGTAGAAGAAGCTTCTATATTCACTTTGGAAACAACTGGGCATTGGGAGTAAGTTTAGCAAGTAAAACTAATACAAATATAATTTTTGATTTTTTTTTATAAAATAAAAAATTCTATAAAAAATGATTTTTGAAATAAAAAAATATAGTTTTTTTAACATATATTCGAGTTTTTCAAGTATGAAAAAATTTCATAAGAAAGTAATTTACTCTACATCTAAATATGATTGGCAAGATAAAATACAACCATTGATACAGGATAATAAAATAAAATTTAAATATGGCTTGGTAACAATTATGACAAGAACTGGAACAGGAAAATCTTTTATAGCTCCAAAAAGTATTTTTAACGATAGTAAAGATTATAAAAAAACTTTCGTTTATGTTCCAAATAATCAAAAAAATCTCATCATTGAACATGAGAATGCATTAGAAATTTTTTGTAAAGACAATGATTTAGAGTGTTTAAAAATCAAAAAAACAAAGCTAGTTACTGAATTTGAAATAAAACTACCAAACAAAATATACAAATATGAAATATCAAGTTTTATTCCAAACACATCGTCTTTATCAAAAATATTAAAACATGAAAATGACGTTTTGTACTTCGATGAAGAACATTCTTATCAAACACAATTTGGATTTGTTCATGCAGGAAATAAATATCAACATTCTAAGCTTAAGATGGAAATAATCTACAATTCTTTCAAAAAAGAAAAGGATGATGGAAATAATTTTTTTAGCAATATAATTCATTTATCTAATCGGAATAAGCTTTTTTTCATGTCTGCAACATTAGATGATAATTTTATAAATGATTTGTTTCCATATACATTACAAATGAATATAATGAATATAGTTGTAAAACATAAAAAAGAACATTTTCCAGAAATACCTATACATTACTTTTCTGAAATGAATGAAATTATTGAAAAAATAGTTGAAAAATTTTATAATAATGAAAAAAGCTATGTATTTGTTTCTAATATTATAAACTTAAGATATACATTCAGATCCCTGTGCGAAAAAAAAGTAAGTGAAGACGATATTTATTTTTGGCATTCAAAGAAAAAATGTCCGTTTTCTTCTAAAAAGGCAAAGGAGACAAAAATTTGTATATTTATAAATAAAGGAACAACGGGAATAAATGATTTAGAGTTGCAAAATATATTCATCTTGAGAGATCTTAATGCTAAATCAACTTCATCTAGAGATATGGAAAATAAAAATATCTCAAACATTTGTTTACAAATTATGGGTAGATTGAGAAGTAATGGAAATGTATACTGGTTTGGAAATACAACGGAAAAAAAAAGTTCAAATTTATTTGATTTGACTGAAACATTCTATACATATGCATTATCTGAAAAAATTGCAAGAACACATCATTTCGGAAGAGAAATTATAAAAAAAAAATATGAGAGTGATTTTGAAAATTATTTCATTAGACCTTTTGTCTTTGCATATATTTGGCAAAAACATTGGGACTCTTCTGGTAGTAAGAATGAAGAAAAATCAATTTTGTCTATGATGAAATCATTTCATGAAGACTGTAAAAGGTTATGTGAAAAAATGGATAATTGCATTTGTTTAGATACAAGAGATTCTGATAATAACAAAGTATTCAAGTTCGTTGACAAAACTACAGAGAGGGACTTTTACTTTTCACAAGAATATTTGATTTTAGAAAAAAAAATAATAGAATCTTATAAAGAAACCATATGTAATAATTATTCGACTGAATATTTTAATTTTTTTGAAAAAAAAATAAAAATCTAATAATAATATAAATAAAAAATATGTCTGAACAAAAAAAAACACCTTACATTATTTTATGTATTTCTTTAATAGGAATAGTTGCTTTTAGTATATGGTTTGGTATTGAAAATAGTAAAAAAGTTATTGATTTCAAAACTGATGAAGAGAAACAAAATTATGAAATAAGAAAAGTATTATCTTTGATTTTAATGTTATTAAGTATAGCTTCGTTTATTATAATAATAATTTTGATAGTAATTAAAAAAAATAAAAAAAAAGTTGAATTTAACACCCCATTAATTACAACTCCTGATAGTGATGAATTCACACCACCTTCTACAGGAACAAGAAAAGCACTAGAAAAAAGTTTTCCCAGAGATACAACAAATATACCGCCTTTGGAATTATAAATATTTTTTTAAAACTTCAAAATAAGTTTTAAAAATTATTATAGTTACCTATCCAAGTGAAGGAGGAAGTTTGTACTCTTTTTTAACACATTTTTTTTCATCACAACAACCCATATCTTCGTCTTCGTCGTCGTCATCTTCGTCTTCGTCGTCGTCATCGTCATCGTCATCATCGTCTTCTAAGTCTTCACCTAATTCATCATCTTCTTCTCCATTATCAGTAGCTAAATCTTCCTCATCTAAGTCCTCGTCGTCAATAAAATTTTCAATTCCTCCACAACCTAATAAATTAAATATTTTAAACATTTTATCCTCGTCATCATCCTTCTTTTTAAATTTAAAATCTATTCTTTTTAAAATTCCATCAAATTTTCTGTGAAAGGAAGAATGATTCAAATCAACCTTAGTCAACTCTTTAGCTGTATTTGCGGAAATAAGATGTTCTAATTCAATGTCAAAAACATTACAGTCATCCATTATAGACCATTCGATGCTTTCAATACATTGTTTCAAATGATTTAAATTTTCTTCGTTACCTTCAACTCTTATGAAATAATACCAAGATTCATATTCTTCCGAACTAGTTTCCATCAAAATAGCATATTTTCCGTCTGTTTTGTGAGATGGTACATAATCAAGAGTAATTCTTTTTTTTTCTTGTAATTCTGTAATAATCATATTTTATTGTATTTTATTTTTCCTTAAGTTAAAATAATTTTTATTATTTTTATTCCTCAGAACTGTTTTCTTCCTCTTCAAGTTCCTCTTCGTCTTCTTCTTCTAAATCATCATCATCAACACAGTTAATATCATTGTTACTACTTTCGGCGTTTGTTTCTAACATGAAATTCAGATTTTCATTTTCTAATGAAAATAAATTTAAAATTGGTTTTGTATAAGGATTACCTTTACCTCCATTTGTAAATGAATTGTAAAGAAGAATATCATAAGGAATTAGTTTAACTCTTCCGGCATGAATAGAAAGAAAATTGCTATTTCTTAATAAATTGACTATATATTGCTCGATAAAATATTGTAAAACTACAAAAACATCCTTACTAAATTTTTGGTTACTAGTATTATTTTTCCAAAAGATAGTTCTAACAAGTTTTTCAAAAGGAGACTTAGAAAGAATTAAACAGTTACTAATTTTTTGTTGTTTTCTAATATTTTTTATTGCAAGAGTACCATATCTAAATCTATGATTATTTTCCTTGGTTTTGGTTTCATTGTTTTTCTTTTTTTTAATTTTCGTTTTTTTTAAAAGAGATGAATGTATATAAGGTATAACACCCCCACCTAAGAATGAAATGTTTAATTTTATGAATAAATTATTCAATTCTTCGTCATTTCTAACAGATAGTTCTAAATCTCTAATTGTAATTCTGACATGTTTATTTTCTTTACAATTATTGATACTTAAATCTAAAATTTCAAAACAAATATATTCTAAAACTGATGCTAAAAATATAGGGGATAAATTACTTATCATAATATTTGACGAACCAAAATCTCTTAAAAATTTTTCAGTAAGTGATGGTGGAAAGATGATTCCTGCTTTATTTTGTCTAGATGAATAATTAACATCTGCTGCTGATGAATTAGAAATATTTCCACAAGATTTATGTCCTTCCTTCAAAGCATTTTCCAAGAGTTTACCAGATAAAACAATATTAAGAGCATTTTCAACCTCTTTTAAAGAAATTGTTTTTCTTTTACCGGCTGAAGTTAATTTATATGTTAACAAAGAAATATGTTTGGATATAAAACAAAGAACACTATTTAATTGTTGTTTTGCATTATTTGTTATTCCATTCGATGATGATATTTGTTTTAACACTTTACTAATATAAGTTTCAAACATATGACTTTTCTTTTTCTTTGTTAATACTTTATTACTAATAGTCTCAATCTTTTGTTCTTCCATTTTATTTAAAAAAAACTTTACTTTTAAATTATCATTGTTTTAATTGATTTAAAAACTTATAATAATATTAAAAATGGAAAATAATATTGATAATATTTCAAAACCGTCGATTACTCGCTTGGCTAGACAATCTGGAATTAAAAGTTTATCAGAAGATTGTTTTGAGACGATTAGAAATTTAATTGATGAAAAACTAGATGAAATTACAAAAACAATATTGATTGTAAATTCTGAGCATCAAACAAAGACAATTATGGTCAGTGATGTTTATAAAGCTCTACAAATATTAAATTACAATGTCGCTGAATCAACCGAATTGAATACTAAAAATAAGTAATTATTTTTAAACTTGGAATAAAAGTTTAAAAATATTATTTCCTTTCAAAAACTTTCCTTAACAAAAAATATTTTGTTGAGTAGTCAAAAGAAATAAATTAAATAGGGGTATATTAATCAATCTAAGTATATCCATAAGTTGATGTTGCTTTTCCAGCTGCATTATCTTTCAATGCTTGTTGAATAGCTGCAGCTTGTATATCTGCGACTGTTAATCCACTTACAGTTCCTCCTTGAAAGAAATTAGGTGGTTTAGAAGAATCATATTGAGTGCTATCCAAAGCATTTTGTACGGCTTCTTCAGTTTGCTTTTTAATTACACTTTCTGGGGCAGGTGCTCTTTGACCACCAGAGGTAGATGCTGCTCTCAAAGCTGAAGATACTTGTTTAACAGAATCTTTACGTGCTTTATTTCTTAGATCATCGAGTGTTAGTCTTTTCGCACTTTTACCAAATTGCATAGCTCTTTGAGCACCACCACCAGAACTAAATTGTTGAGCATTTGAAATATCAGCAGCATTAGTTTCACCAATTCCATTAGAAGCGTTCATAGCACCTTGTAATAATGAATTCAATGGATCTGCAGATACTTGGAAGTGAGAATTCTTATCGGGAATGATAGCCAAATCACCTCTTACATAATCAGCTTGTCCTCTTCTACGACCTCCGATTTTAGTAGAAGTAAAACCAATTGTACCAATAGTTCTGTCATATACATATTTGTTATTTTCACCAGCACTAATATCAGTCATATCAGGAACTGGAAGACCAACTTGACCATCCATTTCATTGAATATGGGAATATTTTGAGAACCTTCATCGTACTCACTTAATTCCTTGTAATCTGAACCAATGTATTCCTCTGTTGTTCCACCGGCCATAGTTCCAAATCCCAAAGGTGACAGAGATGAATCTTCTTCATGTTCAAAATGTTCTTGACGATTATGTCTAAAAGGGGGAGGTACATATGATTCAGGTTGAATAGGAGGAGGAGGCATAGTAGTTTCAACAGAATTTCCTGAATTACAGTAATTCTCGACCATGCAACTACGATTCATTTGTCTGTTATATCCATCGTATTTATTGTATTCATCATCATCATCGTATTCATCATTATTATTACATTCTTCACTGTTCATAGAATATAGGCCACATAATCCTAAAATGCCAATAGCAACTGCGCCAAATAGTAGCATATTATTTGAATTATTTTTTTCTTGAGTCATTTTTTATTTATACTATAGAAAGAAAAAAGAGAAAAAAATATTATAAAAAAAAATAATATTTTTACTATTCGTTGATATTTTTTCATAATTCTGTGAATTTTTTTTTCAAACAGGGATTATTTTCAATTAGTTTTTTAATAATACGTTTAAAATCTAAAATATTAGTCAAATTATTTCTTTTAGTAATAATATTCTTAGAAGATATTTGATTATTATTGCTCTTAGAATTTTTATCGAGTTGTAAATTTAAAATTTTATTTTTTATTTTTTTAATTGTTTCTATAGAAAAAAAATCTTTTTCATCATAAAAAATGTCATCATGTTTTGGTATTTCATAATCGCAGTTATTATTAGCAATATGTTTTTTTGCAATAGGGAATTTACGCTTAATTTTTTTATAAAATTTCTTTTTTTCTATTCCTAAAAAACACAAATAATTTGAAAGTATACAATTCAAACTGTTTTTATCATCTTTCATGATAATTTTAATTCTTTCTTCGAAATAGGTGTTGGAAATTTTATTTTTTAATAATAAATTATAAAATAAATCTCCATCGCATTTCATCATTATAGATCTAAATTTCATAGGATTTTTTTGTGTTATAGAATAATTATAGTTTCTAAAATTTTCATATATATAATAAAATAAATCCATTGGAGTTTTATATTTAAGCTCGAATTTATTACTACTATCTATCAAAACTGAATATTTTTTTTGGTATAGTAAAAATGCTTTCAATTCTTTAGAATTTCTGAATTTTTCTTTTCTAAAATTATTTTCTGATAAAAAATTAGAAAGTTTTAGTAGATAATGAAAATCTGTGATAGGTAAATGTTGTCGACAAATTATTTCATAGATTGAAGTTATTAGTAATGATAAAATATCTTGACTTGTACTAAATGTAAATAATTTAACGTATCCTCTATGATGTTTTTTTATACTACAATAGGATTTTCCATAATCTATTATTATCGGTAAAATTTTAGTTTTTATTTGGAAACATTTATCAAAATCAGTTTTGTAATCAATTGTAATTTCTTCATCTAATTGTTGAAGTAGAATATTCCATGGTGATAAATCGTAATGAACAAAATTAAATTTGTTTTGACTAATTTGAAGAGTCAAACATAGTTGGAGAATTATAAATATATATATATTAAAATCAAACTCTGAACTTTTGATATAATCATAGAGTGAAATACTATTTTGTATATATTCATTTACAACAACTTTGCTCTTTTCATGTAATCCTAAAGTAAAGCAAAAATTTGGTATTTCTTTTAAAATTTCATTTATACAAAAAATTCCTATAAAAGCTTCGTGTATATTTTCATCCTCCTTTCTTTTATCGATTGGAATTTTTCTACATATATAAAAATTTTCTAATAACTTTACTTTTTTTATATTTATTGATTTGCTAGAATATATAATGACATCATCATCATTATCTACTACTAACCCTGAAAAGTAATTTTTATAAGATAAGAATAAAATTTGTAATGCTTTTAATAGTCCATGAAATCTCTTTTCTTTGATTTCAATACTTTCTAAATCTATTTTTTTATTTCTTTTTTTTTTCAATCTTTTTTGAATTTTTTTTATCATATGTAGTTGTTCTCTACTTTTTATATTTTTCAAACTATTATCAAAATAAAAATATTCTCCAATATTTTTTTTCACTTTGAATAGAATTTGTTGACAATAATTTAAAACACCCTCTTTACTTAAAAAAGTATTATAAAAGTCATACGCATTTTTTGAAATAATTCTACATTCATCATCGTTATTTTTACACCAAATTATTTGCTCTATTAAATCAGATAAATCTTTTTTAACTGGAACATAATGAACATACGGGATCAATTTGTTAGAATACCAAATTTTCCATTCTGATTCAACTAGTAGAACAACTGATTTCATACTTAATTCTAAAGATAATCTAAATGCCGAAACATGTCCATCTATATGGATGATATATTTATATTCAGATTGTTGTTTAAATGTTAGAAAAGATGATAGTCCGAAAGGTAAAGATTCAACTTCAATAGTTTTAAGTTTTCTACTTCCTGATAACTTCCTAGGTCGGACATTCCATTTTGTTATTCCTGCGTCTAAATAATTTAAACCATCACTGGGATCTTTTATTTCCAACGATGACATATAAGAAACTTTTAATCTCATATTATCTTCAATTGTTATTCCTTTACCAGTTGAACTTCCTCTAAAAACAGCCATGGATTTTTTTAAATCCCAATCTTTTATATAATCATCATTTTCAATAGAACTTCTAAATGATCCAGGAAAGTATTTACCTTCAACTGATTGAATTCTTGCCCAATCCTCGTGTGTGGGTATAAGAATGTCTTCAAATTTGTTAGTTTTACACATTGAAAATATTGGTGAATATTTTTCATAATTATGAGATTTCAATGGTGTACTTTCTGAATTCCAAATATCAAAATATGGTTCAGTGTAATTAGTTGTATGAAGGGGAAAATCTCTTTTATTTATAAAAAATTCAATATCAGGCACTTTTTTATTAGAGCATAATTCATCCAACATATTTTTTAAGACGCAAACATTTGTATCACTTTCCTTAACTGGATATTCGAAACGTATTAAATAATTATTTGAATACCAACCTAATTTATTAGAGTTTATATTTTTTTCGTTGTATTTCCTTCCATCAATTTTACATGCATATTCTGCTAATTTTTGAATAGAACTTTCATCTATATTTTCACTCCATTCATTTATAAAATTTGGATTTGAAAAAGGTAGGAAAACTTTCAATTGATTATTTACTATTTTTACAAATATTCCTTTCTTAAATTTACAGAACATATATTTAAAAGTATTATAAACGGAGGAAGCATCAATATTTGAATATTTTTCCCAAATAAACTCTTCATCATCTTCGTGAATAGGTTCATTTTCAAATGATGGTGTTAAATTATTTTTTGACCATTTAAATTCCTCGAATTGTTCTTCATCACCAGCAGTAAAATGTGTTTGTGAGAAATTTCTATATCTTTGATTACTTTGTTGTTTTTTTGTGAATTTAAAATTATCACATTCTTCCTTATTTTTAAAAAAATCTGGATAAATTTGAAATTCTGATGTTGTTGTAGCCATATTTTTTTTTATAATACATATTATTTCTTAAATCATCATTGTTATTTTTTTTTTATTAAATATGAAAAAATTGATTTAAATACATAAAATTATTTATAAAAAAACAAAATGATAAGCGAAAATATTTCAACTGGAAATATTACTATGAATGAAGAAGAGTTTACTAGAGAAAATATTGAGAAGAATAAGCAAATAAAGTTAGTCGATAGCGATGTGGAAGCCGGATTAGATTTATTTTCTTATATACACTGTGAACCAACGGATAGTGAAATAATAAAAAGATGTAGAGGTGTTGTATTCAAGGGAGACCAAGTGGTGATGAAGGGTTTTCCTTATACATATGAATTAAATGAAGAAGATAATGTTCCAGAAATAAGAGAGAAAATCGATATGGAAAATTGTAGCTTCTATGACTCACATGAGGGTTCTGTTATTAGAATGTTTTACTTCAATGGAAAGTGGTATCTCTCAACAAATAGAAAACTT